ATTTCTCTCGGCAAAATAATAATTGCTTCAACCAGATTGTTTTTTATAAGCTGTTTTCTTATGGACACGGTATCTGGATCACCAAGCGCACCGTTAGCAAGTAAAAATCCCGCAACTCCATTTTCGGAAAGCTTGGAGGCCATGTGCAAAATCCAACCATAGTTTGCATTACTGACGGGTGGTGCATCATATCCAGCCCAACGCGGATCATTCACTAATTCATCAGCTGCTCTCCAGTCTTTCTGGTTAAAAGGTGGATTTGCCATGATAAAATCAGCTTTGAGATCCTTATGCTGATCTTTGGCGAATGTATCGGATGGCATCTCTCCTAAATTTGCGGAAATACCACGAATAGCTAGGTTCATTTTCGCCAATTTATAGGTAGCTGTTAAATTTTCCTGCCCATAGATTGATACTTCTTTTTTATTTCCATGATGACACTCAATAAATTTCATTGACTGCACAAACATTCCGCCCGAACCACTACAGGGATCATAGATTATTCCCTTATACGGTTCGATCAGCTCAGCGATTAAGTTTACAATATTTTTTGGCGTATAAAATTCACCTTTTCCTTTGCCTTCTGCAATTGCGAATTTACTCAAAAAATATTCATATATTCGTCCTATAATATCCTGTTCCTTATCTTTAAGCGTATCAATTTTGTGAATGGTATCGAGTAGCGACGACAATTTTGTTACGTCAAAGTTGAGTCTTGAGTAATAATTATCAGGCAAGGCACCCTTTAGAGCAGGATTGTTTTTTTCTACAGTAAAAAGAGCTGTGTCAATTTTGAGAGCTATGTCGTTTTGTTTTGAATTTTCTATCAAATAACTCCAACGCGAAATTTCTGGCAAATAAAACACATTTTTCATGGTATAAAATTCCACCATTTCTAAGTATTTCTCTTTACCTTCATCTATCAATTCTTTTCTACGTTCCTCAAACTTATCACTCGCAAACTTCAAGAATATTAAGCCCAATACTACGTGCTTATATTCTGACGGCTCGACCGTCCCACGAAGTTTATTCGCAGAATCCCAAAGGGTCTCTTCGATACTTTTCTGCTTTTTAGGTTTTGCTTGTTTTGCCATATTTTTAAGAAGTTAATTCATTCAAAGTTATTTCCAGACCATTTGCGATCTTGGTGATCGTATCCAAAGTTGGATTTTGACTGCTATCGCTCTCAATCTTCGCGAGCGTCGTATAAGGAATATCGGCTTTCCTCGCCAAACCTTCTTGAGTTAAGCCCTTCTTTTTTCTCCAAATCCTTATTTTTTGGCCTATCGTTGTCGGCTTTTGGGGTTTATCTGCCATATATTGCTTGCAATTAAGTATTCGCAAAAGAACATCACCATTAGTTTACTTTATTGTACTTCTTTTTCAAGACAAAAAACTCCCCAATAAGAGAAGTGATTATTCAGCGCCAATATCGCTCCTTAATTTTCTATGTACGGCAAATAACTATGCCTGCAGTTCGGATGGATCGGCAAATCAGGAGCTTTTTCATGTTTCTTATCGTTGCCTGTCAGACTAAAAATCTTCCCCTCATACTGCTGGCAAATCGGGCAGGATGAGCCGTGAGAGGACATCTCCACGAGCTCCAGCCCATTTTCAAGAAGACGGTTCACAAAGCCCGAATTGTTTGCCTTGATGATATGCGTTCTCACAAGCATCTCAGCATAAGTGTCGATTTTCCAGCGTTTACTTCCGCGATCAATCAGGGCAGTAAATCCTCGGTCTTCCACCAGCTTTTTGACCTCCCGTTTAATCTTGTACACGCCTTCGCCTTTGATTGAGCCAACCACGATTCGCTCATTGATCTTGAGTTTGATAAGATCACTTATAAATTCTCGTCCTGCTCGTTTCACGCCCTCGATTCCACCTGCGAAATCAAGGTAGGCATCCTCTACCAACGCTTCAACAGCCTCTTTGTGAATCTGTCCGAACTCCGTCCGCTTCAGGATGAGTTCCTGCGCTTTACTGTCGCTGATCGCCCGAAAACTGCCTTCCTTGTACTGTTTCGGTACTTCTGCTTCCAGCCAAACCCGCGTCTCTTTCTCGAGATCCTTGGTGATGCCTTCGATATCCACCAGCACCACGCGCCGCAAGAAAACAACAGGCTTTTTAGGATCGGCTTGGAGAATGGTTTGATTCAGTTCTTTAGCCGCTTTGCGATAAGAGCTCAGGAGTCTTGTTGTTGATGGTGGTGGAGTTAATACAGGCATAAATTTAGAAGATTAAAAATGCAAAACGACAAGTCACGATGACTGTAAATAAAAAGATAAGCATGGCGGTCAGCAGAATCAGAAAAAACTTGGTGTAGTAAAACAGGTTTTGATCGAGATTTGCGAGCCGTTTTTCCAATACTTCCTCAGACGAGAGGTGTGTTTTGTATGGATTGGGATGGGTGTTGTAGCTGTTCATAATTGAAAAGTTAAAGGATTAAAGTCCTATCTGCAGTGAATTTTGTTTCTCGGCAAATTGGGTTTTGATTCGTTCCAGTTCCTGCGCAAGTGCATCGCCATCAAGGTCTTTGATTTCTCGGATCGCGGTCTCTACGCTTTCAATTCCACTTTCCACGAGGATTTGATGCGTCTGTGCCTCCGTAAAGTGATCGCGCGGAAGTCCCAAATCCCAGCCGAACTTGATATCCACGCCATCGGGAATCTTTTTCGTTCCCTCAAAAAACAAAGCGGTCTTGAGAATGTCCACGAGCTTGGCTTCGTAGCTTCTTTGCTTTCGTTTGATCTTCTTGAGAAATGCCGCCATGCGGATTTTAACCGTCTCCACTTTTTCAGCACCTCCTTGATCATCAATCCCGAGGAATGAAGTTGGCGTTTGCGTTACGGTGCAGATCTGCCTGAGAATGCCTTCAATCTGTTTGAAACCCTCTTCAATGAGACCGTTGGAATTGGTGATGTAGGTAGGGACGATGTCGCCCTTCTCCACGAGAAACAGTTCCTGATCACTATCAATCTCTCCCTTTTTGGTCAAAATTCCTTCACCGACAGCCACCTTGGCGTTGAGATGCTTGATGAGTTGTACCGAGATCTGCGTAATGCGATCGTTGAGTTCTTCAAAAAGATTCATGACGCTTTCATAAGCGGAAATACCAAAGCGTTCCTTGACCGTCTTGAAGTTATCAATCTGGAAAACTGGAATGTAATCCAATTCCGTTGATTCATCCTCGGGCAGTTCGGTGCTGTAGATTGCCAGCTCCGTTTTTTCCGACTGCTTCATATCGGTGGTGGTCGTCCACAATTCGTGTGCGATCTTTCCGAGAGTGTGAATCTGTTTGTACAGGAATGTTTCCTTTTTGTTATTCTTGGGATTTACGATATCTACGTACGAAGCGATCACGACTGTTTGAGGCTCTTCTCCGAGCCTGACGCTGGAGAAGTCAGGAAAGTAGTTGTCGTATGGCACCTCCTCAATGATTGCGACATTATCTTTTTGCCGAACGGTAAAGATCGTAAAGCCTGCCACATCTTGTATTACCGAACTTTGATAGAGCTTTTCATCAAGGTAGTTTTCCTGAACGATCTTGTTGATTTTGCCCTCAAGCGGTTTATTGGCATCGTCCTCGTTGGTTTGGATTTTGAGTTGCTCTCCGAAAAGAAAGTCAGCCGCGGTCAACGACACGATTTGCCCGACATTGTACGCAAGATAGAGGAGTGTGCGCTTCTTTTGGTCTTCTTCAAAATAGCTTTTAAGTTTGAACACTTTGCTGTGCAGTCCTTTGAACACGTTGTAAAAGTTGTTCAGCTTGGCAACACGAGCGAAGTCTTCATTGGTCGGGAATTGAGTTTGCATAAGGAAAAGATTAAAAAAATATTAAAGTCCGAGATCTTCTCGGCTCAGGTTTACATCGGTAATTTTGCGGGCATGGAAAAGAGCCAGTGCCAATGAATCAGGAAAGTCATCGTGGGCTCCTGATTTTTCAGGATGATGGCAGGATAAGAACTCTCCTTTGTACTCTTTGATCATCTCCATCATCTGCATCTCAAATTTAGGAGTGAACACATGCCTTGATGGGTACAGCACTTCTTCATCCCTCAGTATTTTGATTAGGTTTTTGTAGAGGTTGTCCTTGGTTTGCATAGAGAACTTGACCCCTTCGGTACGAAGCCTTGTTGAGCGCTTGAAATTGTCCACAACTGGGTCACCAACGCCCGTGGCATCAATGCAGACTTTCATGACTCGTTTGAATTTGGAAAGTTCCTTTTGCACGATCTCTACTTGATCAGTGTAATCATCGCCTCTCATCGATAGCCATGAAAGGATGCGGAATTTCTTCAACTCCTCATCCCAGCCCACAACAGTCAGCACGCTTTCATCCTGCTCCTTGGCGACGTCCCAGCCTGCGTACACGGGCTTTTCGTACACGGTCGGCAGTTCATACTCGCACCGCAGTTTATAAAGCTCCGCCTTGGTAATCAGCATGCCACGACCGATCTTCCAGTTGAGCGCGTATTGCGTCTCAAAATAGTCGCTGTCCTCGCGATAGCGTTCTTTTTCTCCCTCCACAAACTCCTTGTACTTTTTGAGGAGCGGATTTTTGGTTATTTGGTACAGCTTTTCTTTGTCGGTAATGACTTGCTGATAGTCGTAGCGGAACACGTTTTTGCCGTTCTCAATTCCACGATAAAAGTCGCAGAGTTGATAACCTCCCGAGCCGATGAAGATTTTGCTTCCGTTAGTCGAAGCGAGCATCGGGAACACTTCATTCTTTGCTTTTTCATCGTCAATCTTTTGTGCCTCCTCGATGATGGCAAGGTGCAGGGTTTTACTCTCAAGGTGTGAGGTCGGTGAGAGGGAGAAACAGTAGATCGTGTTGCCGTTGGAAAGCTTGAGCGTTGTACCGTTGGATTCCTCAAAGCCCAGATGATACAACTCCTGCAGTATCCTCAAATTTTCCTTGAGGCGGTCAAAGTCTGTCTTAGCCTGTTCTTTCTGCGGTGCGAAAATCCCAACCGAAAGCGGAGTCGAGAAAAAGTGGTGAGCAAATGTCATCACAAACGCCAGCGTATCAACCACGGCCGTTGTTTTACCTGCTTGTCGTGATACCTCAATAAACACCTCAACTCCGCCTTTTGTAAAAATCGTGCGGATAATTTCGTGAGCGATTTCTCTTTGATAATCCGCAAACGGACGTTTGAAGTAGTTCTGCCCGAAGGCATCCAGTAGCCGAAATGTTTTATTGAGATTAATTTCCATCAGCATCGAGAGATAATAATTTGGCAAGTTCATGGGTCGGGTCGGACACTTCGGTTTGAAGTTTTGGCGTGTATCTGGCGGATCGTGATTGTAGGTAGAAACGCACCATCGCCATGTCTTTGTTTACGATGATGGCTTCGGCGAGACGGTCTTCGGCAATGATTCCAATTTCAATGTCGCGCACTTCTTCGGACTCTTGTAGAAACTCTGGATCAGTCTTTTGCCAGCGGTAAAAGGTCATACTGGAAATATCCACATCCTTGCAGGCAAGCGTGACAATTCCATGGCGGCGTTTGAGTGCCTCCAGAAATTTCTTTTTATCCCGTTTTGTACCTTTTTTACCTTGCATAAGATTGTTTAATTTATGAGCCTCGTCCGTGTAACAAGTGCAACAAGTTAGACCAGTTTTTCCGCCTTTTCTCCCGTGTAGTCTTCCCAGCGTTTAATGACCACATCAATGTATTTAGGGTCGAGTTCAAGCCCAAAACAGGAGCGTTCTATCTTCTCGGCGGCGATCAGTGTTGACCCTGAACCCAAGAAAAAGTCCAGCACCAAGTCACCTGATTTACTGCTGTTTCTGAGTGCATAAACGATCAATTCCACTGGTTTTTGCGTTGGATGGACGTATTCTCCGACTTTATCGCGCGACATACTCCAGATGGTAGTTTTGCCCTGTTCCTCGGCACGCTTCATCTTCTGCGCCCATGCAAACAGCTGGGCATCGGTCTTTTGAAAGTCCCAGATGGTGGAGTGCTTACGATCTCCGTAAAACTGCACCTTTTGCCCTTTGATGGCACAATAAAAGAATGGCTCATGCTTCCAGCGGTAATCGCCCCAGCCGAGAGCGGCCGCAGGCTTATTCCAAATCAACTGGTTTTTGACCTGCATGCCCGCTTTTTCAATGGCGTACTCAAACTGGGCTTGAGAAGAGGAACTATGAAACACATACAACCCCGCACCCGCTTTAACGACTTCCCGATAGTTTTTAAATACCTTCTCGAGAAACTGTCCGAACGCCGAGCCTTCCATATTGTCGTTGGCGATCGTGTTGCTGGTTTTTTGCCCGCGACCTTTGTAGTTCACGTTGTAAGGCGGGTCGGTAAAGACAACGTCAGCCTGCTGAGCCTCCATGAGTGTTTTGACGTGTTCAGGATTGGTAGCGTCTCCGCACATAATGCGATGCCGTCCCAATTTCCAAACATCTCCAATTTGTGTTTTGGAATCTTCTCCCAGTTCGGGAGCTTCATCATCCTTGTCGGAATCAGGATCATCCATTTTTAAGTCAGCGAACATTTTATCCAGCTCATCGGCTTCAAAACCAACGTCCAACAACATGTTCTCGTCAAATTCCACGAGCAATTCCGCATTCCAATGCCCGAGGTTTTTATTCAGACGCAGATTGAGTTCACGTTCTTTCTTTTCATCGGCAATTTTTATGTAGTGGACTGGCACTTCCTTGAGTCCGAGGTCTTTGGCCGTTCGCACACGAAAGTGTCCGCCGATGATGACGTTTTTTCGTTTCGGGTCAGAGTTGACCACCACAGGCTCTACGAAGCCAAACCGTTCCAGTGATTTTTTCAGTTCGGCCGCCTCTTTTTTGGTAGCGGATCTGGGATTGTATTCTGCGAATTGCAGATCAGAGATAGGTACGTATTCGATTTTCATGGGGTGTTAGATTAAAAAATAGACCATTCAGGATTCGTCCGTTCGGGACGAAGTGATATGGTCTTTAAGACTCTTGAGTTGCAATTTGTGCTTTTATTGTAGTCTAAAGCTAGGGGTTTTCAAGCTCGGTCGGCAGTTCATCAAAGAGTGACTTGGAAGTCACGCTGGTCACCTTGAACACTCCATCCGTCAGCCTGCAATACCAAAACTTCCCGTTCCGATCTTTAAGTTCGATCACAGGAATGCTTTCCTCGATAACGTATCGAAAAAGAATGTAATTGCCGCGAAGTGTCTTTGGTTTTTCCATTATTTTGATTTAGTGATGCGTAAAAGTTGCACGGTTTTGATCAGTATTTCATCGACCTTTTCCTCCATCAGGCGTTGCATGAGAGGACTGATTCCCTCAGCCGATTGCACGAAGGAGTTGAGTTCCGCCAGCAGTTGGCTTATCTCGAGGGTTTTTGCCTTGGCCTCTTGGAGGCGATTGTCTTCATTGGTCATACGCGAATGGTTAAGTTTCTAAAAAAGTGATGTCGGGATATTTTTTAAAGAGGAGTTTCTTTTTGAGTGCATAGACGGGGTGTTTTTTGGTAATAACGGATTTCACATCCTCTACGACTTGCTTTCCGTCCTCTATGTAGCGGAAGTCGGCTACATACTCGATTTTTCGGTGGGTTTCCCCGTTTCGTTTGAACGACTCCTGCAGGATGAATCGGGGCTGTAATTCAAGGTTTTTAATCTGTCCCGCTCGCTCAAGGAGCTTGAGTTCGTTGTACCTTCGGGCTTCTTTCCCGCTGTCAAAGCGGATACCATCGATTTCCACGGGTCGATTCCCGAATTTACTGCCGCTATGTAGTCGTATGAATGCCATAAAAAGTTAGAATAGTTTAGTTTGTTTTCTACGGTCTTCTTCCGTAAATTTGATGGATTTACAGCATCCCCAAATGCGGGAGATGACCTGTGGTTTATAGGATGAGCCGAGATCCTCAAGCGACTGGTTGGAAGTGACGATCATGGGCTTTTGGTTCTGCCAACGATGGTCGATAATTTGGTAAATTTGATCCGATAGCCAGTCTGAGAGTTTTTCCACCCCAAGGTCGTCGATAATCAGAAGTTCCACGTCTTTCATGCGATCAAAGAGCTTGGTGTCATCGTTTTTCACGGGAGAATCGAAAGTTTTTTTTACTCGCGTTACGGTTGCTGGCATGCTGAGAAATAAGACTTCGACCAATTTTTCCTGCATCAGCTCGTTTGCGAGAGCCGCCGCCGCATGAGTTTTGCCAGCTCCAACGTTTCCCCAAAAAAAGAATCCGAAACCTTTAACTTTCATTTCTTTCCAATTCTGAACGTAGCGCACGCACTCTTGATAAAGTCTCTCGTTGACTTTGAGATCGTCAATCTTCTTGTCTTTGAAATGGTTTCCAACACCTGAAAGTCGCATGGCTCGAGTAATTTTCTCCTCCTTCCATTTGCGGAAGTACTCTTGCTGGGCGGTTTCTCGAGTCCATTCCTCAAACATTCGTTTGCCTTTCGCACATTCGGTGCAAAAACACTTTTCGCTCACGCCGTAGGCTTGGTAGCTGATCGATCCGCCAGTAAAACCAGCATCGCGACAATCGCTACACGACCAAGTCGGCATGACCTTCGGTGCTGACATGACCTGAGCGGATACGGTTTGACTGATTTTTTCCATAGTTAGAATTATTAAATTTTTGGGCATTGATCTGCCAAGTAGCAAAGCGTTTTTCGACTTCAAAAGTTTTTTCCAGTTCCCAGCGCTCTTTGGTTCCCGATTTATTTTTTTCAGTCCAGTAATTAAAAAACTTTTTTCGTTCATCACTGTCTGGAAGATTTGAATTTTCAATTTCTTTTAAAAATTTTCTAGCTTTTTGAGAAGGGGTAAGAATTTCGTCAGAAATTCTCTCTATCCTATTTTCTTTACTTTCATTTAATTTACTTTCTTTTTCTTTACTCTTATTTCCTTTACTTTCCTTTAGGATGGAAGACGCGGACTGCTCCTCACTATGCGACGGATTAGCGACGTCTAAAACTTCATTCTCGCCGTCTGATTCCTCGCCGTTTCCGTCTTTTTGCCATCGTTTACGCGACCAGTTTCTTTTGCGTTCGCGTTCATCAAGAACGGGCTTTAAACGTTCTTTGAGTTTGTCCGACCACAGGAGTCCGTTATCAATTTTGATAAGCTTCAATCGCTCCATAAACGTGATCATTTCCTTTAGTTTTGCGGTCTCTAATCCCCAAAAATTCGCCAACAGTTCAACCTCAGAGTCGTCAAAAGCAATCTCAAAGCTTTCGCTCTCGCAGAGCGTTTCGAGCAGGAGATTCCAAACGGCATATCCTGTCAGGCCAAATCTGTTTCGCAATGCCACAATCTTCCTATCACTCCACATTCCGTTGTCATGCGGGAAGTAGTCGGCATTGTTCTTTTGGGGTCTTGCCATGGGTTAAATTAAATTTTAGATGTCTAAAGCTTCCGCACCCTCGGTGGAGTAGCGATTTTCCTGAATGACTTTGATTTCGCTCAGATTCCATTCCTTTCCGCTCTGTACCTCCTCGCAGAAGTCCTGCCAAGATTCTTCCCAATCGAACATTGCGAACGGGTTTGGTAAGAATTGCATCACACCAGTTTCAGAGTCCACAAGCGGGATACCAGCCAGTTCTTTGATTATGCGGGTGTAAAGCTCAAGGAAGCGGAGCAGAATTTCGGGCGTGTACTCAATCACATACGGAATGATTTGCGGGCTTCCATCACGATTCTTGGTCTTTTTGATCTGATCAAAAATCATGCGTTTCGGGTTGAGTCCATACTCTTTTCTGACCAAGAACCAGTAGGCGGCCGCTTGCAACTCAAAGGCTGGCGCGGCTTCATCCTGCTGTTTTACCAAGGCGACGGTTTTATGATCCACGATCACGTAATCCTCGCCGTCTTTCACGATCAGATCGCAGAATCCTTTGAGCGGGATTGGTATGGCATTGCCATCCAAGTCTTCAAAGTTGGAAATAAACTCATCTTCAATAGAGACTATTTCTTTGTAGGCAGGGGGAGCGTCACGGTAAAACTCGACCGCCTGACGGAGATTTTTCTGTGATTTTTCCAGATCTCCCGATTTTCCCCAATCGATTCGCCCCTCACGATCCATGGCCGAGATAATGCGTTCCTGAGCGTCTATGGTTTCATCCCAGTTGAACTCTTTTCCGCTTTTTATGGCGTTCCAGTACGCTTCCAGTACCGCATGTACTCCTTTTCCTTCGACCAGTGCAGGGCTTTCTTTTTTATCAAATTCCAGCCTGACATATCGTTTGAAAAAGGATTGTCGGTCAGTCAGGTAGTTTCGGATCGCCGAGATCGAGAGGTGCTTTACAGGGAAGTCCGCTATTTGCGGTTTGGTAAGTAATGTTTTCATAGAGATAAATTAAAAAATGAATAAAATTATGAATCCCATCGGAAGCCGTTGCCAAAATGTCCCCATTCGGCGCTTTGCTCATAGATGGGCTGATCAAGTTCAAACTCCTTGATGATTCCTTGGGGCGTAAATTCATTCCAACTCTCGTCCAGAATGATTTCCGCACCGTCAATG